AATATTACATGGAGCAACGGCTTAGACTCCATCCCAAAACAGGGCAACCAGTATGGATCGCGGATGTACTGGATATCCGAAACATGAACGAGCCGATATTTGGTATGTATGCAATAAACAATAACGGCACCCTGGGAGAAGATGTATCCGAGATCTTTATGGGACACCCTACCCACAGAGGAGCAGACTATCCATATATTGGGAGAGACGGAATACCTTTTCTCCCTATGGAATTGTATAGAGCTGAAAAAACAGGCCAGCTATGGAACGCGTACAACGGATCCGCTATGCTCTATGGAGCATTATCAGCGGCTACATTGAGCTCCTGGTGGCTTCATTTATACAAGTCAGCGAGCTGGCCACAGAAATATATTTTAGGAGCTGGCTTGGCTGGAGTAGGAACCCAAGACCAGGATAACCTGGCCCGGAGGCAAACCATAGAAACCGATCCGGCTTCCATCCTGGTATTTCAATCAGATCCAGACCAACAAGGCCAGCCCATGGTAGGAGCATTTGAGCCAGGATCAGATCCCCAGAAGATGATGGAGGCCCTTAGTATGTACGAGTACAGAGTATGTACAGCAGCTGGGCTATCTTCATCAGTATTACGACAAAGCGGAGATCCCAGATCTGGGTATTCCCTTTCCATATCCAGGGAGGGCCAGCGGGAAGCCCAAAGAATGTACGCCAATATTTTTCAGGCGTATGACGAGAGCCTTATGGCAAAAACCGCAAAGCTATGTAATAGATTTCTGGGTACAAACCTGGAGGAGCGAGGGTACCGGGTACGATATACCCACCTCCCAAAAAGTAGCGAAGAGCAAAAAGAAGATCGGACAAATATCCTGGAGCTCCTCAAAGCTGGATTAATGAGCCCGCTGGAGGCCATCCAAAAATTACACCCGGATCTAGATGAAGAAGGAGCGAAGCAGCACCTAATAAAAATCAGACGTGAACGGATGGAATTCCTATAATTATATCGCTTACACTTTCATACTTTCACTTTCACTTTCACTTTCACTTTCACTTTCACCCCCAACCATAGACAAGGATCAAAACCATGGAAAAAGAAATAGACGGCCAAACCTGGATACTCAAAAGTAGAGTAGAGGAAATTATCAAGGACCGAGTAGGAAAAGTAGCGCAACGAGCGAACACAGCCCAGGAGCAAATTAGCCAGCTCCAGGCGCAGCTGGAAACAGCACAAAAAGCCCAGGGCACAGTAGATATATTAAGCCAACGAGTACAGGAGCTGGAGAGCAACCTGGAAAAATCAAATACCAGGTACTCGAGATACCAGGCAATTACAAAACATGGATTACATGGAGAGGATATGCTGGAGGCCCTGGAGTATTCATACGAACGAGCCCAGGCGAAGCTGGCAAAGAAAGACCAGACCGATCTGGCTACCTGGCTGGATACCATGGTAAAGAACCCAGACCAGGCTCCAGTACTCATACGGCCACACCTCCAAACACTCCAGCCACAACAAACCCCGGAGATCCAGGAAGCTAGCACCCCGGCCCAGCTCCAGGCACTCCAGACAGCACAAGAAAACCAGCCAGCTCCATCCACCCCGCCCCGCGTAAATATGGGAGTACAGCGAACCCCGGAGCCTACAGATCTCCTGGATAGAGCCCTCCAGGATCCGGAGTTTTACCGAGCCAATAGAGACCGAGTACAACAGGCCTGGAGAACACAAGCCGGGAACATAAAAGGTTAGAACCATGGCAGAAGATCTTAGAACGATATCGACTTTCCCACACTTCCATAATTTCACTGGAAGCACCTCCTTAACGGAGATCAAATTACCGGAAGCATGCAACAGGGTATTGATCGGCTCCCTTACCTATGCTCTATTTGTAGTCCAGAACGGAGGAACAGATGGAGGATCGGTACCCAGCAATAAGGGATTCATACCCAAGAGCAATTACATAGAGCTGGCAATTGGTACAGGGCTTGAAGCCGTACAAAGTTTGTATGTAGCTATACAAAGCGGATCCGGAGAAATTTCCGTAATACTCCAGGAGGAGTAATATGGTTTTCATGTACAACACAGGAACAGGAACAGGTACAACAGTGGAACAAGCAGATTTAACCAGCCAGATCAACGGCTCCAGGGATGTTTTTACCATACCAGAAGCCGATACCAGCTCCATAAGGGTTTATTTTAACGGGTTGAGACAAGTACAGGGAGAAAATTTTAGTGTGACTAATTCGACATCCATAACACTAGACTTTATTCCACAAATAGGCGACTTCTTAACAATTGACTATACACCAGCATAAGGAGATCCAACCATGGGATCAATTCAAATTAAATCGGGCCAGTTATCGGATAATTCGGTAATTTCGGCAAAAATCGCAAGCAACGCAATTACAGCGGTAAAAATTCTTGATGGAGCTATTACCTCCGGAAAATTGGGATCTGGAGCCGTTGGATCATCAGCCATAGCCAGCGGAGCGATCAACAATGCCAATATGTTTGGCTCTTCAGTTGTAGCCACCGCAGCCCTCCAGGATGGAGCTATTACAGCTGATAAAGTTGGAGCTGGAGAAATTGGTACAAGTGCACTAGCGAACCTCTCAATTGTAGAGGGCAAGCTGGCTAACGGAGCCGTTACAACATCCAAATTGGGTACCGGAGCCGTAGAAACCAGCAACGTAGGAGATCTCCAGATCACAGTAGGAAAATTGGCGGGAAATATTACCCCGGCAAAATTGGATCTTACGGCTACATTTGATTTTACCAGTGGCGTACTCCAGGTAGCTACACCTAGTAACTCCTCAGACGCAGCCCCTAAGAGCTATGTGGATTCTGTAGCAGCTGGTTTGTCTGTAAAAGAAAATGTACGAGTTGCAACCGAGGCCAACGTAGATATTACGAACCTCCCAGCGTCCATAAGTTCAGTAACTATGGCCTCCGGAAATAGAGTACTTCTATTGAACCAGACAGACGCCACAGAAAACGGAGTTTACTCGTACACCTCCAGCGGCTCCTCCATGAGCAGAGCAACAGACATGGACGAGGGATCAGACTTTCCCGGGGCTTTTCTCTTTGCTCTAGAGGGTGACTTTGCAGAGCAGGGTTTTGTATGTTCTAACGATGGTACCGTTACCCTGGGCAGCACAAATATTGCTTTCCAAAGATTCACCGGATTAGGGCAAATCAGTGTAAATAACGGCTTGGAAAAGCAGGCGGACACAATCGGTATCGCTGATTCAGGAGTTACCACCGCCCGCGTAGCGGATGGAGCTATTACAAGCGCAAAATTGGGATCCGGATCCGTTTTGACCGCAGCCGTAGGAGATGCACAGATCACCCAGGGAAAACTGGCTAATGATTCAGTGGGAGCGGCCCAGGTAATTGACGGAGCAATTGATACCGTAGCCCTGGCCAATTCATCGGTCACAAACGGAAAACTATCCACAGACGCGGTTAGCTCCGTAAAGATCCAGGATGGAGCTATTACCTCCAGCAAATTGGGTACAGCCGCAGTACAGACCAGCGCAGTAGGAGACGCACAGATCACAGGCGTAAAAATCGCTAATGATGCAGTGGATTCACAGCATATCGCAGATGGAGCGATCAATGCTTCTTCTATGTTCTCTTCTGGAGTTGTCAACGATACAGCCCTGGCATCCGCTTCCGTTACTTCTAGTAAAATCGGAGCTGGAGCCGTTGGTACAAGTGCCCTAGCTACATCAGCCGTCCAAGAGGGTAATATTCAGGATGGAGCCGTTACCTCCGGGAAATTGGGTATTACTTTCGCCCAGGAAGGCTTCCAAATTTCCGGAACTTCTACAAATTCCGTTACCCTGGCACAATCACTTAGTACCAACGAAGCTAAAGCGGTATTGGTATTTAAAAACGGTTTGTCACTCCGAAACGCTACAGCCCTGGGAGATACAGCATCAGACGAAGATGAATTTAATGTATCTGGCGCGACTGTTACATTTGGTGCAAACCTAGCGGATCAAGATGGTCTTATGGTCTGGTACTTCTACTAGGCTACATTTTTGGATGGAGCTCTATTGTTTCCAGGAGCTCCATCCTTTTTTTTCTTCCACAACCTCCCTCCATAAACTCCTCCACCTCCTCCTCCAATTTGCTATGGCCAAGAAAAAACGAGATTACAAAGCAGAATACAAAAAATTCCATGGTACCAGGACCCAAAAAGATCGACGAAACATGACGAACAAAGCCAGGAGGATCCTGGGATTAAAGCCAGGAGATCCGCGCGAAGTTGATCACATTATCCCCCTCTCCAAAGGCGGTACAAATGCAAAGTCAAATTTGAGAGCCGTATCCAGGAAAACGAACCGCAAAAAAGGTAACGGTATGGATAAAAAGCTGGTAGCTCGAACAAAGGCCAAAAAGAAAAAATAAGCAGCTCCGGGAGCTCCTGGAATTATATCGCTTACACTCTTTCACTTTCACTTTCACTTTCACTTTCACTTTCACTTTCACTGTCACTCCTGGCCCTGGTCACTTTATACAATTGACAAAACATACAGGAGTACAGTACAATAACAAAGAAATACTAGGCTTTAGGATCGCAACCGTTAACAGCTGGAGAGGCCACGACAACCCCCCACATTAACAGGATATAAAAATGCCTATTACGTTTTCAAATTTGAGCGGTGATCTAAGACTCGCACACATGATCAGCGCGGAATTGAACCTCCTTATTAAAGACACCGCAAACCTCCGTAACACTCCATATCTCATGTACGGAGGATCTATTAACGGCACTGGTAGCCCGGTTGTACGAGTTAGAAAAATTGGGCTCTATGGGCGCGATAATTTCAAAACTCCAACCCTAGAAACCGATGCAGTAACAGAAACATCTCTTACAGATGGCCACGCAGATATCACTTGCGTTAGGCACTCACTCCGTTACGATTTGTCGGATCTCGCTACCCTAACATCATTTGGAAACTCCCCAAATGAGGTATCGCCCTTCAATATCGCAGCCTCAATTGCAGCTTCTTATGACACTCTTTTTGCAGTAGAAACAGCAACAGCGGCCGCCTCATTTAGCAACGATGCTGGAGCAACAGGTACAGATTTCTCCGTAAATAAGTTTTTCGCGGGTATCTACCAGCTCGAGCAAGCAGATAGCGGATTAGGTGCGGAGGCTCCATATGTTGCCGTACTCCATAGCAAGGCCCTAACCGAGCTCCAGAATAGCCTCCGGTCGGAAACAGCGAATATTATCGCAAATGATCCCGAAACTATGGCCATGATGGGAGCCAAGTCTGGTTACGCTGGCAAATTGGCTGGAGTAGATATCTATAAATCTTCACACGTTACAGACGACTCCACAAGCTATGATAATTTCATGATGGCACGCGGAGCGATCGGCTATGCGGATGGTGTACCCAATATCGTAGGAGCTTCTGAAATGATGCAGATGGACAAGGTCTCTATCGAATTCGAACGCACAGCAGCTGAAGCCCTAGTATCGATAGTCGGACATTGCTTTCTTGGTATGGCGATCATTGACGATAATAAAGGCTGTCTTATTAGCTCACAGGTAGCATAACAAGCGATTTGCTAACAGGCGATATGGTTTAATTTCCTTGTCGCCTGTTTTCCATATTCGCCTGTTAGCTCCTTTTTAACCCCAAAAAAACAGGAATGACAAACCGATGAATTTTAATCAACTGGCCCAGCCCTGGCAAGCCAACAAACACAAAGCACCCCGGCTCCCTTTAAGAGCGAATACCTCCTTTTTATTGATGCACCACGCCAAAAATTGGGAGCTCCATACATTCGAGAAGAAAGCACGAAAAAAGAAGGGAGAGGAAGAGGCTCCAGGAGCTGAAGAATATCCGCTGTTTATTCCCAAACTCACAAAGCTAATAGAGAAGCCAGGAGTCAACAACGTACAAAACTCAGGCGGCCTGGTAGATAGCTCATACAGCCAGAGCCAATTTACAAACCGAGGATTTGAGATCCTCCGACACCAGGATCACGACTACCTAAGAATATACCCAGCACAAGGCGGGAATCATTATACGCATAAGTGGGTAGAGATGGAGCTTATTGGATCGGAGCTCCTCCGGACAACAGATCTGGAGGGTATGGCCAGCTGGAGGAGAAGCCTGGTAGCGGATGGACATATCGAACCTCCACATCCTGGTATCCTCAAAGTAATTATCCGAAAAATGAACAACAATATCACCCGGCTACAACAAAAGGCACATATCCCAGCAGTAAAGATGGAGCTGGAGCAAGCCGAGAAAGATCTGGAGCTGGCAGATAAGGCCCTTGCAATTTTACAAGCCAAAGGAGTAAAAGCATATGAATAACGAACAACACAAAAGAGAACGCCAGGCCCTGGAGAAAACCCGGGCAAGATATCAACAGGCCACAGGATGCACTAGACACCAGGCAGAAAAACGAATTGCACAAATTTTAACAGAACGCGACAACCAAAACAGAGGTAAATAACTATGTTTAACGATCCAGTAGCATTTAAACTCCCTAGAAGATTAGCCCACGAGGGAGCAGTAAATATCGAAACCATCACAGCCGATAAGACTTTAGATTTTAAGGATGGACAATACCAGATCCTTACAAATTCAAAAGGGAGTATCGCAGTAGTAAAACTTCCACCCAAAGAAGATGGAATTTGGTTTTGGGTTACTTGCTCTTCTTCATCAGCTCACACAATCAATATCAAAGATGCGGATAATGTTGATGTAATCGCTACACCAAATTTGGGAGCTGGGAAGGCTTGCCTCCTGGTTTGTGATGGAGAAAATTGGGGCGTAGCTTTAGAGCAAGTATAAGAAATTATATCGCTTACACTTTCATACTTTCACTTTCACTTTCACTCTCACTCTCACTCCTGGAGCCTGGACGATGGCAATTACAGCAAGAATACGAGCTACAGAAATATTGGAGCGCGGCAAAAGTCAAACGACCAGCCTCCAGGTATACCAGGATGGAGCGCAATTGGTACCCTCCTCCGGAACCTACACGATCCGGGAACCGGACGGAGAAACCAAAATTGTAGATGAGGTTAGCCTAACCATAGACGAAGCCGGAACCGCTTCCTATGTACACACCTCTTCCCAGCTGAACGATAACCGCCCCCTGGGTGAGGGATATATCCAGGAGTTCACCCTGGTAATAGATGGAGAAAGCCACACCTTTAGGAGGCTTGCAGCCCTGGCCCGGAGGAGACTATATCCGACCGTAACAGACGAAGATTTAACGGAGCTCTATACAGATCTGGAAAATTTACGCCCGGCCTCCATCACTTCATACCAAAAATTTATAGATAGCTCCTGGATGGAGATCCTCCGAAGAACAAAACAAGGCGGCTCCTGTTACTCTTATTTGGTACTCTCTCCCGAGTCTTTCCATGATGCACTGTTACATTTGACACTAGCCAAGATCTGGAGAGACTTCCATAGCGCACTGGGCCAGAGCCAGGGCCGCTACCTGGATCTTAGCTCCCTCCATCACAAAGAATATCAATTTGCGTACTCACAAATTAATATGATTTATGATCAAGACCACGAGAACAAAGCCCAGGATCCAAACTCCAGGACACCACGCCAGCCAGTGATATACCTTAACGGAACAGCTCCTTTTAGGTATTTGAGGAGATACTAGGAATGAGTATCAAGGTATCCCAAGTTAGATCGGCTGTAGCTGAAAAGGTAGAAGCCCTGGACGGTTTTAAAGAGGTACCCTTTCCAGCTGAATATCTGGGAAGAGTACAGAACAGCGTAGCACACAAAGGATTTGGAGTATCTATTACCTCGAGTACAGCAAAGGAAGATCGACAAGCCAGGAGAAATACATATTATCTCTCCAGCTCCGTAAGGGTACGATTTGCATACAGATTAAGGCCCCATAGTGTAATACTGGATTATGGTAATTCCATGGACGCGGAGCAAGAGGTACAGGTAGCAGTACTGGGATCATACCAGGCGATTAGGCAAGGGCTACAAATAGAATACAACAGGACTACAAGAAATTTTACAGATAGCCTGGAGTATGTAATAACTGAATTAGAATTCACAGCATATCACCACATAGGAGAATAAGGATATGAGTTACAGCGTAATACCCAAAATTAGACGAGACGGTAAGATCACCCTTAAGGATTCAGGAGCTACAAATACCCTGGAAATAGCCTATGAGGATGGTAATTTTACTTTTAACGGACTCCCCACAAAAGAAGCACAAAACATCTTTAGAGATAGAGGAGTACTAACCAATATCCGAAAAGGAGATAGCGAGGCCCCCAGCTCCGGATCCTTTTCTGTTCACTTTCGACAATTCACAAGCGCGACCGCTGGATCTGTTTTGGACTTTGTAAACAAGACAGGAGCATACTCCGGGAACACCTCCACAGGAGACACTGGTACTCCACGCGTAGAATTTTATTGTATCGATATAGAGTACTCCATAGATGGCAACGTAGATGGATTAAGCACCACAGATCACAGCGCAACCCTTACCAAATGCGTAGTAACAGCGGCCAGTTTCTCAGAGGGAGATCCATCCACCCTGAACCTGGAATTTGTGTGCTATGGTGGCGTAACATTTGCAGAAGCAACATAAACATAAAAGAGGCGACACATGGAAAACAAGACAATAAACCTAGGCAAATTGGGCACCCTGGAGCTAGACTATCCAGGGCTAGCCCCTTGCCTGGAATTTGTTACAATTTGGGCAACAGCAAATAACAACCCGGCTATCCTGGCAAGAGTATCAGCTGGAGCGATAGGGCTTTGTATTGATCATCATGCAAAGCTACCCAAATATCGCCCGGCTATACATAAGCCTGGAGAATATGGCCATATTTGCCTGGAGCGGCTCCTGGAATATGGAGTACCCTCCTCCAAAATATACGAAGCTGGTACAATTTGCCTCCTGGCTATGAGCGAACGACTCCCCCAGGAGGAAGAGCTGGAGGAGACGATGGATTTTTTAGGACAAAGCCAGGAGAATACCAAAGGTTAGAGCTCCGGATTTGTAGACACTGGAACCAGGGCCCGGGATGGTACCGATCCATGGATGCAGATACCCAGCGGCTCCTCCTGGCTGATTACCTCCTGGAAAACGAGACAGAAGAACAGGAAAAGGAACGAAAAAACAGGCAACAAAGGAGAATCATAGACAAGGCGCGAAAAACCCAGGAGCTGAAGTATGGCCAAAAAAGTAAGAGTTAAAAGCGGAAGTACTACAGCAGACGTATCCCCGGAACTAGCCCAGAGCATAGAGAAAACATTAAACGCCCTGGCTCCGGAAACAAAAGCGACCATAGAAAACGCAATTGAGAAGATATACCAGGAAGCGTATAAGGATTGGCCAGTACGATATCACAAGACCAGATCCAAAGATTCAAAAAACAAATTGGAGCGAGGGATCACGCTGGATATTTCGGATGGTTCGGTTTATGGATTCATCAGAAATACAGCGGAATACTCCTGGGCGATCAAGGTAGGAAAAAACACCCGGATCGATCTCCCCCTGGGAGCCAGGGTATCAAATGAATTACTTTGGAAGCCCACCAAAAAACTAGCCGATCCAATTGCCCAGGCCCTGGCACAAGAGATAACCAAACTCCTCAAATAGAATTATATCGCTTACACTTTCATACTTTCACTTACACTTACACTTACACTCTCACCCCTCCAGGAGATACCATGCCAGCTGACGTAAATAAAAGCGTAGAGGTAAGCGTACGCGCGGATCTTAAGCAGCTCCTTAACAACCTAAAGCAAATTCCAGGCATGACGGACAAGGAAGCTAAGAAGATGGTAACGGCCCTCAATAGACAATTGAGACAAACCGAAGCAGCCAGCAAGAAAGCAGCCAAAGCCAGCGTAAAAGCTACAAAGCAGATGGAGCAAGGATTTAACCGAGCCGCGAAATCAGCCGGGAACGCCAGGAAGCAAAGCCGGGAAATTGGGGCAGCCCTGGGAAGCCTGGAGGATGTAGTTGGAGGAATAAACCCGGAGCTGGCAGGTATGGCCATGGAGATCGGTATAGCTGGCCAGGCGTTTAGAAGTTTATCCCGGTCTATGGCAACCGGGAACCCGATAATTATTGGGATCATAGGTACCCTGGCCCTAGCCGCTGGAGCTTATACCATCTTCACAGCAGAAAGCCGAAAAGCCAAGGAGCTCCAGGAAGCCCTGGCAGAAGCTATGGAGAAAGTAAAGGAAACAGCCGAGGCCCAGCTGGGTATTATTTCAGATGTAGTTGGAGACTACAACGAGGCCACCAGGAGCCTCATGGTTTTAACTGGAGAAATGACGCAGATCGACGCGGATATCCTGAAGGCAAAAGAGAGTATCCAGGCAAAAGCAGATAAAAACCTCGAGACACAAGAAAAAATAATTGCACAAGAAAACGCCTTATTGGGCCTTGTACGCAAAGCACAAAAGAACCGATCCAACCTCACAGACGAAGAAGAGAAACAGCTAAATGTAGCCCTCTCTCTTAACAAAGTAAAAACATTTGGAGGAATACTATCCGATAATGCGGTAAAAAGCGGAGCCCAATTAAACCGCCTGGAGGAGGAGGTACTGGGCAACCTGGGAAGAGAGCAGAAATTTAGAGAGAGAATACTGGAGGGAAGGGATAAAGAATACCAGGCAAGAAAGGAATTTTTACAGCTCCAGGAAGAGCTCCGAAAAGAACAAGAAGAAGAAGCAAAACGACAACAAAAGATCGACGAATACAAAGCCAGACAAGCCAAAAAACTCCAGGAGCTCCAGAGCATATTAAACAACCTCAAGAGCCAGGAGGATCAGCTGGAAAATAAGATATTCCAGTCTATGGTACAACGTCTTGATCCATACGAGAAATTAAACACACTCCAGGAAAAAGAAAAACAAGCCCTCCAGGATCAACGCCAGGAGATCGAAAACCAATTAAAATTGGCCCGGGAAACAGCCACAACCAAAAAGCAAAAGTTAGAGCTGGAGGAAATCGAAAAGACAGCCCAGGAAACCCTGGCAAATATCGCAACCCGGGAACACCAATTAACCATAGAGCGACAGCTGGAGATCTCAGAGCTCAACAAAAAAGCCGGAGAAGAAAAGAAGAAACTCCGGGATGAAGAAGCCAAACACCTCGAGCAGATCCACAAACACAACATAGCCCAGATCCAGGCTGGTATAGATGCGAGTACCCAGGGAATGAGTACATTTGCCACCAGCTCCGTACAATTCCTGGAGCTCATGGGAAACAAAAACCGAGAGCTCATAAACGGACTGTATAAAATACAACAAGCCGCAGCCCTGGCAGATATCGCCATGAGTACAGCCCGAGCAATAGCCAGAGCTCCAGCGGATTATGGGCCCCTGGCTCCAATTGCGGTACCAATTATTGCAGCTGGAGGAGCAGCACAGGCGGCCGTAGTATTAGCGACTCCTCCACCTATGCACATGGGGGGGATCGTAGGAGGCAGATCGCAAACGGCCCCGGATGAACGAGTACAGACACTCCTGGATGGAGAGGCAGTACTGGATCGAAGAACGACAAGAGCCCTGGGAAATAACGGAGTAAATAGATTACAAAACGGCCAAGGGATGGAGCCCCAGGTAATTGTAATTTCACCCTTCAAACATTTGGATCGGTTCAACAGATCAGCCAGGAGGC